GAGGGATTTGAACCCTCGCGCCAGTTTCCCGACCTACACCCTTAGCAGGGGCGCCTCTTCAGCCTCTTGAGTATGTCTCCATCACATCAGTGCCAGTTAATAATACCATCTAATTATCAATTTGTAAATAGTTTTTTAAAAAATGTTTCAAATTTTCATTTGAAACATTTAGTCTTTATTTTTTATAAGATTGATCATTCCTTTAATCATAGAAATAATGATAAAAATTAAAATAATTGAAAATAAACAAAGCACCGCCATCGGTGAAAGTAAAGAATTTTGATAAACAAATACTTTATATGTAGGTACGATTTTAAATAACATATGCAATGAATTAAAAACAAAGCCAAATAATACTTCTAGAATTTTTAAGTAGCCTTTTTCAAGAGTTATAGCCATTGAATTTAAAGATGGTATAGAAATGATAAACTCTTGTAAAATAATACGAAAAATCAAAAAAGCAAAAACAAGAATAATTGATATCAACAAATTATAAACTCCATCCATAAAAGTATCCATTTTACTTTTGTCTTTTTCTTTTACCTCTTCTACCTTTTCTTCTGTTTCAACATTTTCTTCAGCTTCTGCATTGCCATTAATAATATCCATTAATTCATTAATTCTTTTAGGATCAATTGAAGTTGTATTCTTTAAAACAGATTGTTCTTGAAATAAATCTTTTTTTTCATCTAGAAAAGGTACCTCTGCTTCCTCTTTTATCATTTCTTCTTGATTATTTTCTTCTTCGAACATTTCAATATTTTGTTTTCCTTTTAAAGTACTATCTTCATCATCGAAAGAAAAATGTTTTTTCTCATTTTTTTCAAGTTCTTCTATTAAAAATTGTTTTAATAAAATTTCATTAAAATAATCATAAGTTTTATTAACAAGTCCAATTAATTGTTCATCATCTTTGTATTTCTCTAAAAGTTTGTCTCTTGTTTGTGTTAAAGTATCTAAATCCATATTCGCATTCATTCCTAAGATTGGAGAAAACATCTCTACAGAATCATACTTAGAAAACAGAAACATATTCATGATTTCTAAAGGATTTTTCGTTACTTTATAAACACTTGCTTTTATTTTTTCTGTTGCCGGTGAAAGATCTGGCATATAAATTACATTAGCAAGAAGTTTATTTGCTGCTTCAACCATTGATTCAAAATTAGCAACAATCATTGTATGACTTGGCTCAATATTCATTTGTTGACAGGTTACCTCTAACATTTGGCAATGAGGAAGTGGCTTTAAATGGCTATCTCCCCCAATTAAAAAATCTATCTTTTCATACAATCCTGTAAGTTGTAGATATTGAATTGCTCTTTTTGTTTTATGTGTCGTATACACAGCTATTTTCATATTCTTTTGTTTACAATATTGAATAAGTTCATCAACTCCTTCTCTTTTAATAGAAGGTTTTAATTTAATATATTCAAAAAGATCCTTTTCAACCGCTTTATTAAACTCTTTTGCAGGAATAATATTCTCTAATAATGAATGGTCATACATCGTATTCATATTACCAAGCATTTTAGAAAATTCTTCACGGGATGCATTTTTATGATATGTTTCACATGTACTTCGATAGTAGTTATATCTAAGTCTATTAATATCTAACAAACCACCATCCAAAGTAAAAACAATTAATTGTATATTTTCACATGTTTGACTATAAAACATAAAGATCACCCCTCCTTTTCACATTATAGCATACATTTTTTTAAATAACCGCAAAATATGTCGTCAAAAACAAGAATCCTGTAATTTATTTTTAAGACCTCATTTTTAAAGCAAAGAATAAATATTACTAAAATAAAAAAACTTCTACTACATATAGAAGTTTCGTAAGTTATTCATTTGTAAATGTTAACACATCATTTGGAGTACATTCTAGAATTATACAGAGCTTTTCGATTGTGAGTGCAGTAATATTTTCATTGTGTTTAAGTCTATTTAATGTTTTATTATCAACACCCTTTTTCAAAAGGGTATATTGTGATACTTTCTTTTCTTCCATTGTTTTCCATAGTGGTGAGTAATCTATCATTTATATGCACTCCTTTTAGAAATATTATATAAACAAAGTATCTCTAAATATATTGTGAACATATACACAACGATTTATAATAGAAATGGAATTATTGTAATTGATAATTAAAATGGTAAAAAAATATTGATTTTATACTTTTATTGTATTAAAATAACTTTGTTATCTCTCCGTAGCTCAGTTGGTAGAGCATCTGACTCTTAATCAGAGGGTCCACGGTTCGAGACCGTGCGGGGAGACCAATTGATAAAATGGCTTAAACACTAGTTCTTCTAGAGGTTTAAGCTTTTTTTGTCCCATTTTTTATTATTTCTAATTAGCTATATTAGGTCATATTTGGCTGTATTAGGTTATATTAAAAGTGTGCAAAAAGTGTGCAAATTTGACCACTAAATTTCTCATCTTATTACTCATAATCGCTTTACATAGTGGTACTATTATGTTATAATAATATTGTAAAGAGAGGAGGTAAGGATATGAATTTAGATGATTTAAAAAAATTGAGCGAAATCTTCAATAACTTCGCTCAACCGATAGCAACTCTAATTGTTGGATACATAGGTTCGAAATATGTCAGCAAAAAGAGTTCTTCAAAGAAGCGAAAGAAGAAATAATCTTCTTTCCTTCTCTTCATCTAAATTATATCAAATAATATGAAAAAAGAAATAAAAATAATAATTCTATTTTTAGGCATTATCCTTACACTATTTAAGCCCTACTGGTTTTTAGGAATGATATTAATGATTTTCGGTTTTTATTTACTAGGAAAGGAGTAACTATGGAAAATAAAAAGTTTGATCAAGCAAAATATATGCGTGATTGGCAAAAAGAAAACATGAAACAAGTTAAGGCATCATATAAAGCTGAATTTGTAGAAGAATTTAAGGAAGCTTGTAAAAAGCTCAATATAAAGCAATCTGATGTCATCAGAAAAGCAATGCAAAAAACAATAGATCAAGCAAACAAATAAAAAATCGCCTACCCAAATGAGTAGGCTTTTTTGCATAATTTTCAGTTAACATCAAATTAAACTTTTCTTAAATAGTCTCCACATAACCATCCGCTAGGCGTTCTTGCCCAACCGTTTTTCCATTCAAAAACAGTTACACGTGTTCCTCTTTCAAGACATCCGTCCTTATCTTTATCATGTTTTTTCCCATCTTCAGTTAATTCATTATGTCTTTTTCTACGATAACCAGTTCCTGGTCCTGTTCTTACTGATAGATCGCTTGCTGTTACTTCATATGTTCCGGTTGCTTTTTCATTTGAAGTAGGATTAGCAGCAGGAGTTGGTGATGGTGCAGGTGTTGGAACAACAACTCCATTTACAATTGCATCAAAAGGAAAGTTTGTTCCTGGGCAATTTGTAGAACATACATCCTTATGTTTTTGAACTGTTGTAATTCCATATTTATTTTTTAAATACGCTACTAATTCTCTACCAGCATTAATTTGTACATCAGGCATAATTTCTGTCATGTATGAACCTTCAAAGCAAATTCCAATAGAATCACTGTTAGATCCTTTGGCATGACTTCCAACGACTCCTTCAGGTCTACCTCTATAAATAGATCCATCTTTTCTAACAAAGAAATGATATCCAATTCCACACCATCCATTTGCTAAATGCCATCTATGGATGTCATCTGCAGTACATGATTTTGATTCAGCATGGTGTAAAATAATTCTCTTTGTTGAAGTTCTATTTTTTAAACTACCATTCCAGTTATATGTTTTTTCAATAATATTCATTTTTTATTTCCTCCTAATATAAAAGAGAGCTATTCGCTCTCTTCATTCTTATTAAAATGTAACTGATCTATTTCTTCTTTCATGTGAGTTACCATTCCATTTCCACCCAAATCGTGATAAGCGCCATACATTTCATTGAAATTTTCATATGCATAGCTTGGGATGTTCCCTCTTTTAGTGTATTTGGAATGATATTCAATTAATTGTACTCTTAAAAGAAGCATAGTCCCACGTGAATTTGCATCACGTGATTTCTTTTGATTTTGTAATAACCATACGATATAACCTAATACAATAGGAAAAGCAATAGTATATGTTTGCATCAAAATTTCTTGCATACACACACCTCTAATTTTCTTTATTTTCAATCAAGCGTGTAAAAGCTTGATGAAGTCCTGTTGATGCTAATCCACAAATAGCTCCGCCTACAATACTTTCAACCGTAATATTGTTCATTACAATGCAATTTAAAATTGCACCTTCAATAAATACGATTGTTGGAATGTATTTGTTGTCTACATCCTTAATCCATTTTTTTACAACGTAACCTGTTGCTAAACATCCAGCCATAACGACTGGAACAAAATAATTAGTAATAAAACTTAGATCCATTTTCTTTCATCCCTTCTTTATATTTTTATGGTCTACCAACAATTTTTACAATATTCTTTGTTGAAACTGCACCTGTTGAAATTATTTTTTCTTTACAGCTAACAATCTTTATAGTTGTTGAATTTGCAAATTGCAAATATACCGATTTTGCATAAAATTCATTTCCACTTGAAGTTAATAGAGAACCCCAAATATCTTCATTACCATCTACAAGTGGGCAATTAATCCTTTCACCTGTTGTGAAATAAACGTCTAATGAATTAAAATATGCCTTTGGAAATGAAACAGTAATTGATTGTCTCTCACTTGCTGAACCGCTCCATAAAGGGATTTGACCGCTTAATAATTTCCAACCACTCCATCCACCGTTATAGATATTTCTCCATTTTGAATTTGGATAAGGATAAACCATGTCAATATCAACATAGGCATGACCATTTGAAATGATATACTGTCTTTTTAATGCAACAGTAACACCACTCTTTATGAAGTAATTTTGAATTAATGATGCATCACTTGTTCTAATAGCTTCTATTTTTCCATTCAATTTTCCAGTTGCAATATCTATTTGTAACGCATTTGTAGATAAAGGTGCATATTGTTGTAGACCTAAAACATTTTTATCTACAAATTTTTTATTTGCATAATCACTTTCTAATAACTTAATTTTCATACATTTTTTAATGTATGTGGTGTCTAAATATTTAAAGGATATGTTATTTGAAAATGTATATTATATGATAATTTTTCATTAAGCCATATTTCTAAATTACCACTGCGTGTAATCCATTTTGCTGTCACTTTTCCAATATCTTCTTTTGCTGGATATGATATTTTTAAAATTTCATTCTCCTTTGGAGCATATTTTTTTGGAATAAAATTACATGTGTATGGCTCTGTAGATAGCGTATTTAAAAATAAGCCATGGATATAAACCATCCCGTTTTTAATATACGCTTTATCAATTTTAAAATAATAAGTATCACTATAATATAATTCTTTCAAAATATTCTTTTCATATAATGTCATTAATTTTTCAAGCATAACAAACGCTAAATAGCATTTATGATAGATCATTCGATTGCTGTCTTAGTTGCAAATAATACACCCCTATAGGTTGATGAATTTTCTTCAAATATATATGTGCTGAGATAAACGCAAGCTTCATCCTGGATACTATCTACATATCCTTGAAATGGTGCACCACCACCATAAATTCCACTTCCTCGTGTGAATTCATAATGTAATTTACAATTTTCAGCATTCAAATATATATTTATTCCTTCTGAAATTTTATCAAGAGAAACAACTCCCCAAATATGATATTTAAATCCTTTTTCTAATTTGATGAAACATAATTCTTTTACTTCATTATTAGAGGATTTAGCATATCCTTCAATTTTAGTTGTCTCTCCTATTTTTTTTAATAAATCTAAAGTAGGAATCTTAACTTTCATAATCTATCACGTGTCTTATTGCTATCTAGCAAGACACCACCCTTCGCATCTTGAAGGACTACATTGTCCTCCAATCTTGAAGTTTTTTTTGTAGAGGTACTTTCTTGTACCCCCCCCCACGAAAATTGCAGGGTTAAAATTTAATTCTTTTAGCATATTTATATTGCTATCAGAAAAGAGGTTTATTTTAATGGAAACATAAATTGAAAACTTTCAGTTGAATCTAGTGGTTCATTTATCCATATAAAGTAATTACCATTGGTTTCAATACGAAAAGCTTGAACCTTGTTATTGTCGCCTCCTGAGCCATTACAAATTACTTGCCCGTACATTTCAACTATAGGTCTATACTCATCAGGCAACAATATTCCACTAAACACACCAACAATATCACTTTTCAAAATACCTTTAATAAATATAAAACCGTTCTTTATATATGCATCAAGTACTTTAAAATAGTCATTTTCAATGTTTAATAATTTATTTTTGATATCAATGTAACTATTTGTAATCAAAGTTGCTTTCATTAAAAAAGCTACTAACGTTTTGATGTGCTATTTCCAACGACCTATGGCAACATAATAACCATTTTCCTCATAATTAAATTCTCCATAAAATCCTTTTAAATATGCATCGAATTTGCTTGTAGTGATATCAGCTACAGTAATCATTACAGTTTCTTCATTTGTAAATGTTGCTGTTGCCAATACTACAGGATTATCTATAAATTTTTGTGGAAAATTAATTCTACAATAATGTGAACCTGCCTCTTTTTTTAAAGAGCCATAACAAATCATTATACCAAATGGAAATTTAATATAATCAATTCCAAACAACGGAAATTCCATTAACCTTATTCTCATAGCACATCACTGGCAAACGCTAAATAGCGTCCACCTCTTTTCTTTTCATACTTAAAGAGGATGCACTCTTTAAGCGATAGCATCCTCCTTCCATGATTTTGTTGCGGTTTTTGTACCCCCCCCCCGCAAAAATGCGGGCGTGGGTTAATTCAAATAAATTCATGTTTTTACCTCCTGTTAATCAACATCAAATTCTACTGTAATATTACCTTCTCCTTTTGATACTATCGACATATATTTTCTTAGCTGTGAAATCGTATCAAATCCTTTTGTTACGCTTTCAATATTGATTCCATCAAGTTTTACTGTGTATAAAAGCAATTCATTAACGGTTGCTCCATTGAATGTATCACCCGTTTGAAGCGATGGAATATTTCCCTCATCATCACCCTGAATGACTCTTATATCATGTGTTTCATTGATTCCATCAGTTTCAAAATGTGAAACAATTAGATCATAACGTGTTGAACCAACAATACCATTTGCTATTTTGATTTCTTCATAAGTACCAGGAACAATTCTATTGAAACGCCCTTGATTGATGAAAAGACCATCATAGATTTTCAAAAGGTTGTTGTTTACAATCTCACAACGTAATTGCTTACCATATTCAAAAACACCTTGTTTGCCAAAGCACACATGATGGATATACGCATCAATTTCAGCACTTACTTCTGATTGATCTAATGTAATACTTTCTAACATTTAATCACCTACCTTATACTCAAATTTTGCTGTTGTAATACTACTTGTAATAGTAGCTTTTAAAATCTTTTTCGTAATTGGTTGTTTGAATGACAATCCTGTAATTTCTTCTTTTGCTCCAACAATATCAAAAAGAGAAGCTTCATCAGTTGTAAAATTAACTGAAATACTTTCAGTTCCATTTGCTTTTTCACAAGAATCTATTCCACTTTCAATTAATTTAGATGTGTCCTCTTCCGTCGTATTGTTGTAAAGATATGTTTTTCTCGATAATCCTTTAAATTTACTATTTTCACTTGTCGACCATGAAGAATCATTTTGAAGATATAGATTAACTCTTAATCTTTCCGTTAATTCTCCTTTTCCCAAAGCCAAAATGTGATTATAAGAATTAGCTGGTGTTTCAGCAATCATAGTAACTCCGTACGAATTGTCATACTGCAATAATTCACTCAAATCAACAATTGGAATAGCTTGTAAATGAACTTGGCCATTATAGAAGTTGATATCTAATCTTGAAGGAATATCCGCTTTTGAAAGCATCTTTTCTAACGCTTCTAAAAGATTAAGATCACGAATTTGATAGTTAACTGTAATATCGCTCAATCCAATATTATCAACACAAAAAAGAGAACCAAATCTATCCTTTATCAATATGTTAATAAGAGTATTTGCTTCTCCGTTTGCATTGAAATATGCTTGCCCATTTAGCGGCTGAACATATTCTTTTTCTAAAATACCTCTAAACGTACTGCCACTAAAAGTAATCGTATTTTTAGATGTATCTACTTTTTTGCCTTCAATGATTCCACCAAATTCACTTTCATTTGAGAAAAATAACGAGCCCTTATCAAATGATCTATCCCATGAAGGGATTGCTACCTCTAACTGATAATCATTTGTTGCATCTCCATATTTTCCAACCTCTATATCAAGTGACGAGTTCTTCAGATATCCCTGTTCAATATAGTTCGAATCAGTATAAATAAAATCTAGATCCATTTAGGCTCACCTCGTGTTTCATAGATAATCAATTCAGCCTTGAACATTCCATTCCATGCAACTGTACTTGTTCCTGAAGGAAACTTTTCAAAGAAATTGCTTCTTTCTTTTCCTCTAAAATGAAATAAATCTCTTTTTTCTCCATATTTTGAATAAGAAAAAATTGTTCTTTCTTTTGTATCGATTTCTAAATATTCATCATTTGTCAATGTTGAATTGACATGATAAATAACTTGGCCAATTTTTACAAAAGGATTGGAACATGGTCCGTACATTCGAAGAATAAAATCACATGAAACGAATGAATCATTATTGACCTGTACAACACCTTTTTGATTTGAATAGATATAAGGATAACTATAGGTGTACTTTTTCTCTTTGGAATTGCTTTTTTCATCACTATACATAATCAAATTAAAAGTTTTCTCATTGATCCATTCGGCTCTATCAGTTGTGATTTCAACACTTAACTCTAGATAACGTTTATCAATCAGATAATTGGTTTTCTTTGATTTTGTAAGATAGCAGTAATATTTATAATCTCCAATTTTAAAATAGCCTGGTTCTTTACTTAAAACATCCACATCAAAATGCTCATAAAATTTATTTTTAATTTCATCGGCCTTATCTTCGTTTGTGAAAAAAACAAAAGGAATAGTTTTCTTGACTATTCCCTTTGTAAAGCCTGTAATAACGTTATTTTCAGAAGAATATGACCATTCATAATCACGCAACTCATTATAATTAACAAGAGTACCCAGTTTTTTGAAATCTAAGACTTCATTTCTACTGTTTACATGTATTAAATTCTCACGCATATTTTCTAATCACCCTTCCTACTTCACGCCCATCAAGAATAATTGCTAAAGAACCATCTGCTAAAGCTTTCAACATGATGCGATACCATCTATCTTCATCAGCCAAATAGTCTTTAATTTGATGTAATACCTGCAATAATTCTTTATTTCCATTGTTGGAAGCTTCATTGATCATGTTCATAAGAGATTTTGTTCCAACAACAGTTTCACTTCCAGCTTCTCCTGCTCCCAGAAGTTTACCTCCAGCAGCGCCAAAAATTGTAGGTTTTTCTAAAACCATACCATCATCCATGGCTTTCGCGTACCAATCGATTCCAAGAGAAGGAATCTTACCTTTTAATAGATCTCCAATCTCCCAACCCTTTGGTTTTACCGCAAAATGAGGAAGTGGAATCTTTGGCCACGTGATTTTAAAATTAAAGAACCCTTTAATTGAATCAATGATACCGCCAATAATATTCTTTGCTTTTTCAATTGGAGCAGTGATAACTGTTTTAATTCCTTCAAAAATTCCCTGTGCAATTGATTTCAAACCATTAAATGCTTGCGACCAATTACCTGAGAAAACACCTGTAATAAAATCAATGATTCCATTTAGTATAGGTTTTAATGTTCCGTTCCATAATCTTGAAACATATTCAAAAGCAGCTTTAACTGTTCCACTGAATATACCGAATTGAACAGTCCAAATTGGAAGTAAAACATTACGTACAAGAATCACAATAACATCAATAATTGGTTTAAAAATATTAGTATATGCCCTATTAATGATATCAAAGGCATCCTTTACAATGTTAGCAACAACAGGAAAATACTGGTTGAAAATACCAAAGAGTTGTACAACACAGAATGAAATGAATGAAAAAATAGGAACTCCTACCCCATTCCAAATTAAGCTAAAAGCATCAAACATATTTGAAATAAGCTTCTGAATAGACGGCCATACAACATTAAAACTGTTATAAAGTGTCTCGCCCGCCTGCATCAGTGCGTTAAAAACAGGAATGCCATAAGCATTCCATAAATCACTGAATTCCTTTGATACATTTGTGTTTGAAGTAATTGAATTTGCAAAATTACCAAACATTGAGCCAACTGTATCAATGACAGGAAGAAGTGTATTAACAAGAAATGTAGCAACCTGAGCTAAAATTCCATAATATGCTGTTTGAAGTGGGATCAGTTTTTGACCAATAACTTCTTGCAAATCACCAAGAGTATTTTTAAATTGCTGCTGCTTACCTGCATCCGTCTTAGCAATCTCTTCATTCATATTACCAACGTTATTTGTGATAACTTGAGCAAGCATGGCGGCTCGTTCTTCCTCAGTACCATATTTAAGTACTTTTTCCTCGGCTTCACTAAATGAAATACCTACTTTTGTTAAAGCACTGGTAGATCCATTCATAACCTTACCCATAAGATTACCAATAGAAACCATATTGCCACTAGATACATTGACTCCATTTTGTTGAACTGCAAGATTGTTCATTGCAGGAATCAATGTTTTTAAAGCACTATCCGTTTTCAAGAAAGTTGATAACTGCTGGGCCCCAGCTAATTGAATTTCATCACCAACGACTCCAAGTTGCTGTTGAGCTGAAGCGAAATCCTTAATCGATTGGATAGATTTGTCACTTGCGCCCATTCTTTGGCGCATAACTGTTTCAAGCTTTTTTTCAGCTTCTGCTTGAATATTATATGCTTCTATACATTCAGTTCCAAATTCCTTAATTTTTTGAATAGAAAATCCAGCAATCAAAGCGCCACCAATTTTTTTAAACGTAGAAACCATTTTATTTCCCGATGATGTGGCTTGTTCATCGGTTTTTTTGAGTGAGTTATTGGCTGCAGTATTATCAATCAGGATTGAACCGAATAATTTAAATACTTCCAATCGCATCACCTCCATATTTTTCTAAAATTCTGCGTCTTTCATCAGGCGTTGTTTTTTGATACGGAATGAATGATTGATAATATTCATCAAAACTCTTTTCATATCTCGCATCATCGTGAAGCCATTGATTGAACAATCTTTCTTTTGCATCTTTTTCTAACGCTTTAAGAATAAGGTTGAACCCCTCTGTGTGCTCCATATTCATGATGAAATTGACATCAGAATACCTTTTTAAAATTAAATCGAGCACATCCTCTATGCTTGAATCATCGGCTGTACTCGTTTGATAAAATTTATTACTGTTGTTAAATTGAAACATTTACTGCACATTTCAATAAGTTTATCAGGCTCTAATTTACCGATATCTTCTTTTGGAATCTCAAAGGGTGATGAAAGAATTTCATAGATTTCATTTTGAATATCTTCAGTAGTTGCTTTTTCAAAGATTTTAAAAATAACATCAAATCCGATTTGTTCAACATCTTCTTTCCCTTTTTGCGCCTCAAAGATATCATCTTTAATACCTAATTTTGTAACTAATCTTGCAATTTGGAATAGATCATTCATATTTGCTTTTCTCATATCTATTTACCTGCCTCTGTCTTATATGTGATAGACCATCCTTCATCAGTTCCATCATCTTCTTCAACTTCAACACCTTCGAATGTTGCTTTATCGACAACTTCATTTTTATCTTTAAATTCCCATTCAAGGTTTTCAAGATTGATAGCTTCATCAATTGCAACTTCACATTCACGGCCATCTTTTGTTTTTCCTTTGAAACTTACTTTATGATAATCATTTTCATCATCAATACCATTAGTTCCGCGAATGATCGTATAACCTTCTTTGGTTGTAGTATCTACATTCAATCCTGGATGTAATTTAACGAGATCAGTAAGTACCTCTAGATGATTGATTTCCAATTTAGCAACTGCAGAATCTTTAACAATTCTACCTTTGACTTTCTTTTTATCTCCATCAGCTTCAATCGCACGATAAGTATATTCTACAGTGAATTTCGCACCGTCTTTAGTTAATCCAATTGGTTTTCCATCAATTGAAACAACCCCTTCGCCAAAAATAATATTTGTTGGTGTTGCATTTCTTTTCACGATTATTCCTCCTTGAAATAAATTTCAACATCAAATGTCATGTGATTACGTTTCAATGTCTTATCCTCATCATCCATGTTATTTCTGGTATTAAGATAGTAAGTTCCAACGATATGATCATCTGTAAAACTTTGTCTATCCAAAGCATTTTGAATCACATCCGCAATCTTATTGACACTTGAAAAATTTGATTGTTTATCCCAAATATCGATTTCTAATTCAATATCGACTCTAGGATAATTAGTTGTATTTCCTTTTGATGAATTTAAAACAATGTAAGGATATTCAGCATCACGCAAAGCTCTATCATTAAATACTTTTGGAATTTCTTCTAAAGAAATATTAGATTTAATAAATTTTTCTAACAGCTCTTTGTTCATCTATTCTCCCTCCATTTCTTTTTCATCAATTAAAGATAATGCCCTAGCTTCATCTTCTAGGGCACTTAAATATTTAGATTGTATTTCTACGATTTTAGGGATATTTTCTTCTACACTTTTAGTTAATAAAGCAAGCTTATCTGATTTGGAACCTCCCAATTCTTGAAAGCCTCCATAAAACCCATTAGGTTTTAGACCAACTTGTAGATCCATATCTCTTTTTCTTACCCAATATTGGGTAAATCTTCCTACTCGACCTGTTCTTCTTCTAAATGTTGCATAATAGTTTTGTCTAAATTTTGCACATACAAATTTTGCAGTATCTCTCAAAGCAGCTCTACATAATTCCTGAATCGTATAAGCACATCTATCAACACTGGAAGTATAAGTGACTTCTCCTTTTTTGATTTTAACAATACTTTTAGGCACTGACATCTTTAATACCTCTTGTTAGTGTTAATAGAATTTCATCGGTGTTATCTTTGATAAGATTTGTTTTCAAAACAGTATAGACTTCATCTTCATACTTAACGTATGACTCATTTTGATAATCAAATAAAGATAATTTTAATGTCATTTCAGGCTTTAAACCTGTACTTTGTGCTTGATAAAATTCTCTGTTAGAAATACTTTGAAACTCACAGAAAGTATAATGATCATCCCATTGAATGGTTGTAGTATCATTACCTGTTTCTTCATCTATGCTTTCTACTTTTCTACCTAAGACACAATCAATTGACTTCATTTTTATATTCTCCCATCAAAGACATAGAATCTCTTAAAGATATATATAAATCCATCAATCTTTGAGAGTCTTTAGAAGCAGTATTGATACTGGATTTTGTATAGAGCTTGATGCTTTGCAAAATTAAAGGATCCATCAAATTCAAATCATCTGGAATCTCATCAGGAGCCTTTTCAACACCTTTCGATTTCATGTCAACGAGGCAAGCAAGAATTAAATCTTGCATTTGCTCTTTGACCATCTCATTTTTTGTTGAAATTCGTGCGTTAATTAGGCATTTTTCAATTAGATCATCCATTATTTATCCTCATTTTCAGCATTTTCTACTGCTTTTTTATTAGAATTTTCACCAGATTGAGTATTTGGATCAGTTTGCCCTGCATTAACTACTTTTTTTTTAAATATGCAAAGGCTTTATTTGTTACTGGAGTACCATCAACGATAGCATAACCAATATAATCAGTTTCTCTATCTTTTTTTCTTTCTTCAGTATCTAATGTGATTTCTTTATTGAAGTTAACAAGATATTGAGTTGCATCACCAAGAACCATACCATCATTTGGTACTGAATCATCTTCTTTTACAATTGCACCAAACATACGACCTACACCACCTGCTGATGTATCAGGAATGAAATAAGGTTTTCCATTTTTATCTACTACGTTTGCTAATACATTCCAAATAAATGTATTGTTTGCATAAACTGTTTTTGTATAGCCACTTTTAATTAATCCGAATAATTTTGTTAAATCAGCATAAGTTGGTGCAGTTGTATATTCAACAATTTGAGGTGTTGAACTTTCTCTTCCTAAAGCAGTGATAACACCATTTGGTTCATCTTTATCACCACTTGAAGCTGCCTTTTTACCTTTACCATTCATTACACCATAAGCTAAACCAGCACCCATTTTTTTGGCCATTTTTTCAATGATGTAATCTTCGAAATCATCAATAGACATTTCTTTTAGCTTCCATGAAACTGGAATGCAACGTGATAACTCACACCCACTTAATAGATATGTTGAAAGTGTTTCACTACCATCAGTTGTAGAAGTTCCTTCTTCATAAAAAGCAGCATCAGATGAAGTATCTTCTAATACTAATTGATAATTTCCTTTGATATTTAATTTAGTTACATCATTGTAGAAAGGATATAATTCACCAACTTTTCTCAAAATTTTGGTAGCAGTTGTTGTTGGAATTACAACAGCAGTACTACTTGTAGTTAAAGTAGCGTTCATTTTATCAAAAACAGTTGATTGATCATTAGTTAATTCTCTACCCATTAAGTGATTGAAGAATGCATTACGATATTCTTTGTTTTCTTTTTCTGCAACTTGTTCTGGTGTTAATTGAGTTTGAATATTTGTGTGATCTACAACTCCACCTTCACCAGTAATCATATTTTTAACATTTACTGGTACAGCAATGTTATCTTTTAAAGCATTCATGTTTGCTGTAGCTTTTGCAATGTCTTCAAATTTAGCATCTAATTCTTTAACTGAATCCATTGTTTTATTTGCTTCATCAATTTTTCCTTCATTGATTAAGTTTTGTGCTTGTGTCATTAATTCATTTCTTTTTTCTAAATACTGTTCTTTATTCATCAATATTTCCTCCTAATTGTAATAGATTTAATCTAGCTTTCGCCTTTTGGGCATTAAAAAAGTCAGCCTTTTGCTGACCTAGAATATTTGATTTATTTTTCATCATTTCTTGAATGAGGTTTTCATCAATCAGATGATTTTCAACTGCATTGATTTGACCTAAATTGACTGGTGTACCTCCCGATGTCGTAACATCGGTAAATAAAATTTCATCAATGAATCCATAACTTAAAGCAGTATCCGCGTTCATCCATGTTGTTTTATCCATTAATTTGATAATTTCTTCTTGCGACATGCCCGTTTTTAAGACATAGGCGTTTGCAATTGCTTTATCCGTTTCTGTTAAGGATTCAACAATAGAAGAAAAATCATTAACGTTACCATCAACACCACTTACCATACTTCTATGGATCATGTATTGACCTAGTGGTGACATAGTGGTTTTGTTCGATGCGCAAGCGATATAAGTTGCAGCCGAGCAACAATCCCCAACAATACGTGCTTCAACCTCTACATCACTACTTCTAATAGCTTCATAAATATCAGCACCAACATTGACATAACCACCTGGGGAGTTGATTCTTAAAATCAAACTGTCCTGTGTTTCCAGAGCTTTTTCTAAAGCAACTGCAATGTCTCTAGGACAAGTTGCATCCATCTCGAACCAGTCATAGATCCATTTCAAATCATTTGAAATAAGCGGTCCTCTTACATCAATAATTTTCGGCATTATTCATCACCTCCTTCCTTCTTTGTCTTTCCATCATCACCGACCTGTTGGGTGTCAAGTCGTCTAATTGGTTTATCTCCTCCTGGGATAGGAGCCATCAAGAATAATGCACGCCATTCATCAGGAACCATTGAACCTCTATCAACCATCTGTACAAAGCTTAATTTAGTTGATAAAGATGCATACTGAACATTCGAAGCTTCATAGTAAATGTAGTTTCCATAAGCGATTTCTTTTCTAGTGAAAAGCTTCATTGTAAATGTATCACCCAGCTGTTTTAAAAACGGTTCAATTTTAGCAGCATAATAGCTTGCCCATTCGTCTTCAGTGAAGCTTGAATGAACGATTTTTTCATTTGTATTGAAATAAGAATAGATACGTTCAATCGACTGTTTCATTTGAAGTGCATTAGGTACATAATCTTTTGGTTCAATTTGTTTTGCATCTGCTTTGTTATCAGTTGCAGCAACACCTGCAGAGTCATCATCCACATTGATTTTTAAAAAGTTGTCAACGAATGCCTTTGTATTCTTTTTCAAATCTTCCTCTTTTAAAGACAGATTAAATTTCAACAGCCAACGAATAACACCACTATTTTTAATAGCATTGACAATTCCTTGGTCCGTTGTACTAACAATTTCCATAATGGACATCAAAGCATCAGATGAACTCTTTCCAAAGATATCATTGTCATAAACATCATTCTTTAAATGAATAACATTTAGTGCATTAAACGTGTAATAATGCCCATTTTTCATTAAAAAACGGTAAAATAAAAAGCCATTTTCATTAAAAATAGCTTCTACATTTACTGCATTTATTGGATAAAGTTCATACGGCAAATCATTTTCATCTCTATTGATCAGGACAAATGCGTTGTTATTTAGAAAATACTGACTGGCCACTTGTTCAAGTAGTTGTTGCATTGTCATCCACGGATTAGGTTGCATTAATAAAAAACGCATGTACGGTTCAGGATTGATTTTCAAATCTCCGTTGTAATTTCTAATGTGTTTAACAACTGCCTTGCCTACTGCCTTGACATCAGGACGGATACATCCTCTTACGATATCACTTTTAAACAATTTCCCGTCAAAAGAAAAATAATTAGCTGTCTTTTGCTGAACTAACTTGACTCTTTCAATCGTTTGATTTTTTCTTTTAAAGAATCCCATCATCTTACACCTCCCTTCTAGTTAACTAAACTCATATATTCTTCCTTGTGCCTTTCAAGACACACATAAGCATCTAAAAATGATGCTGTTCCATCGATTTTAAGTTTTTTATTTCTTAATTTACATGGCTGAATATTGCCATATTTATCAACTTCAATTGAGGTGTTGGATAGACACCATTTGAGCATTGGATTATTGTTATAATTTATCTTATTCGATTGTAAGTCTGATTTCATAGAATGCATTGGATCAGATAGAATCTTTTTCGTTTGTGGAATAGGTTCAACAGATTCCTTACCAAATTTATTTTTCATTGTGTGAACAAATAAATCAGAAGACCAACTATCATAACCTGTCCAGTTTACATATATTCCATATTCATCACGCACTTCTTCAAACCAACGAACGACATCCGCTGTGTTTATTCGATTGCCTTCACAGAGCCTTAACAATCCCATGTCTAGCCATAAATCATAGCGTATTCCATCATTTTCAACTTTTTCATCCAATAGATCCGCTGGTAAGAAATACATCTGCATAACATAGATTGTTGGGTCATCTTTAACCATGAACAATACGGTTGCACACGTTAGGTCGGTTGTTTGTGACATATCACAACCACCAACCCCATAATCAGGCTTCAATTCAAAGATATCGTATGTTGCTTCATTGTTTAAATCATCAAATGTTAGCCATGCCATGGTATTTGTTTCTCTAATATTAAAGTCCTTGCATAATAAGTTCTTAACAAGCTGTTCATTTGCCTTAGCTTTGTTGACTTTTGTACGAAGCTGGTCGATTCTCTTGATTGTTCCTAATCCTGGATTGGCTTCAATCCATGTTTCTTCATTTTTCCAATCATTTCGGTTATTCAATTCATAAATAATCGGAAGAACGGTTTCATCAACATACATATGATCCTTATAACCATTAAGAATTTTCGTTGCTTCTTCATACTTCATGTCATAAACAGATTCTCTTACAGTTCCTGCGGTTGAAGTAATTAAAATAAGCGGTTGTTCACGTGCTGATGTACCATCCACAATAACATCATATAAATTTTTGTCTTTCCAAGCATGAATTTCATCTAGCAATCCACCGTGTACGTTCAAACCGTCTAAACTATCTGAATCAGAAGCAACGGGTTTGAAAAATGAATCGTTAAAATCTCCCTTGATTTCTCCAACGAGTGGTTTTAGTCGTTTTCTCAATACTGGTGATTTATTTACCATACGTTTGGCTTCGGTCCATATCAACTTAGCCTGTTCTTTTTTAGTAGCAACTGCATAGATTTCAGCACCTGGTTCATTATCCGCAATTTGAAGATATAAACCTATGGCACTTGCAAGTGTTGATTTACCATTCTTTCTTGGAACGATTAAAATGACTTCTCTATATTTTCTTGTTTCATCAATTTTGTGAATGATACCAAAAGTCGCTGCAACCAATGCCTTTTGCCACAATTCCATGATAAACGGCTTACCACCCATTTTACCCTTAGAATGTTTACAATAATTCTCGATAAATTCCAGAGCATGATTTGCTTTTTTGGGGGAGTATTCCCATTCACTGTTAGGATCATGAATCAATCTATCCAGTTCTTCATAGACCGCATAGATTTTATTGCATACTCTTATCTCCCCTGACTTCATTTTTTCAAAATATTCAAGTATAGGATTGTATGCTAGAGGATAAATGATTCTACGTTTTGTTTTTTTAACCATAACTACATATTCGTTTGCAAGAAATCATCAAAGTCATCATTTTTAGGAACACCAATATCCTTAGGAACGAGTTCAGTAAGCTGTTTGATGATGGACGTTAAATTCTTAACCATCGTGTTATACATTTCGGCCTCTGGCGACTTTTTCTTTCCCCACTGATTAGCACCGTTTTGATATTTAATTGTAATCCCCTCTTGCGAAATCTTAATTTGTAGTTCTTCAAGAGTTACGATCATAAATGCAGCGTTTTGAATTAAAGGCGTGACAATATTCTTTGTTTTTTTATCAAGAGAAGAAAATTGTCGATTAAGCTTTTTCCTTTGAAACTCAATACGTTCATCATGACTCATTTTTTCGTATTTTGAATTTGAAGTCCTTCTTTCTTTTATCTTTTTCTCTTTTTCTTTTCCCAAAATTTGTCATCTCCTTTCAAAACTTACCTACACCCCCCTACGTGCGACTTTGTGCGTTATAAAGAGCTTGCCTCCATCGGTCCTTTAGAATCTACCACCACTCATTTCGAGAGGGGGGCTTGGTAGTAACCGAAGTAGCTGTCTATAATTTGCATTTGCTTTTCTTTGTCGGCGCGCGTTTCGTCTTTGAGCATTCGCTCAATGCATTCATCAATGCTTGCTTCGATATGAACGAGCCCATCAGCATGCAGTCTTGAAGCTAGTTCATTGCGTTGCTTTCTTGTTGGTAACATGCCTATTACCCAAACAGTTTTGGCATCTACTTTTCTTTCTTCAATCAAACGATACAATAACTCTTTGATTTCATTAGCTGTATCTAGCAATGTATCTGGAGTATCTCGTTTATCACACATGCTTATTGATTCCTTAATCAAATCGAAATCAACAACCATGTCGCCTTTATTCATGTGCTCTTTGACATATGATGTCTTTCCACTTGCTGGTGCTCCATGCACTATGATTATCTTTTGCTTTTGTAATTGTCCTTGTTCATCAATATAAGTTCCGTTCATAACAATCCTCTTACGTTTCTTATGTGTTGTAGCTTTATGAATACCGATATGACAATCCTTACAAAGTAGAATTAGATTGTCGGGATTTAATGTAATGTTAGGATCATTGATATTTGATGGTCTTAAGAATATCTTATGATGTACTTCCTCTCCAGGAACTGTTTCATTCTTTTCAATCAAACACTTTTGACACAATCCCATGTCACGCTGATAAATACTATTCCTTGCAAGCTCCCATGCTTTTGAATGATAAAACTTCTTAGCAAACTCTCTAGCCATTATCCTTACACTTAACAGTCCTATAATAACAATGATGACAGTTTGGAACATAGCAAGAATACTTAATCTTTTTATACTTTTGATTGTGCTTATAAAATTCAGTTACTTCTTCAATGAAGTGAATATGACGATGTGGTTTTAGTGGTTGTGCCATATCAATTCTCCTTTACAACAAAAAAAGAGATAGACAAACTATCTCTTTTGTATAACATTATCGACATCATGTAAGCTTTCTCAAAAACCTCACATTACCATAATACCACCAAATCCAATGTAAATCTTCTACATAGAGCTATTTTTTTAATAAATTTTTAAGAATATTATCAGATTTTCGATAAAGACTATTAACATTCTTGATGTTATATCTTATCATGCAACTTTTCTTGCTGAGATTATAATGGAAATCTTCGATGAATTTTCTATCAAGTGCATCCATTTTAGATAGATAATATTCAACAGTTGCAATACGCACGTTCCAAAATTCTAAATCAGCTAAGTATTCTTTCTCATTCTCTTGAATATAATTAGCAATTTCTTTTGGTAACTCATCTTTTTTTGTAATCAAAGAATTATACTTACTGTCTTTTTCTTGAATGTATCCACCAAGACCATCACTTGCAGGAGATCTAATGGTTTTTAATTGTTCCTTTACTTCCGCCAATTCATCCTGCATATCCTGTAAAGGTTTGTTGTATTCCTCAATAAGTATCTCACGTTCATGTAGCATGTTCTTATACATATGAATTTCATTTCTTAATACCACTAATTTATGGATCGTTAAGTGCATTGCAATTCCTCCCTTATTTCTTTCTCTTGTAATTGCAGTAAATCATTATTCCAACAAATATATAAATCTCAACAATGATAGTTGATAATACTCCCGCTATAAATGAACCGTTCATTTTATCATGACCTTTCTTAAAAAATAATTGGTGTAATAATATCTACATTTTACAGAAAAAATTACACTATAATCTTATGATCATTTCTTTTGCTTCATCAGATAGTAGAAAGTTCAAAGATAAATTAGACCTATCAATGAATGGTACAATTCTATCATTTCTTCCTATCTTCACTTTTGTTATCTTGAGAACTTTATCATCAATTACAAATGTTTCTTCTTTGTTGGATTGATTCTTAAATTTGAATCGTTGACCTTTTCTTAATCTTAATTTCATTCTAACCAAAAACAAAATAAAATCTTTCATCTTCAGCCTCCTCAACTCTCTTAATAAATTTCCTATAATCCCTAAAAGTGTTAAATTTTTTTATACGATTAATTTCTTCTAAATCTATTGATTTCACATATATTTCAGTTCATAGATTTAGAAAAAATTTAACCGTTGCTACTGATTATCGTAAATCAGTGTATTTTGACTACTTTGCAAGTGAAATTAACTTACTTGTTTCCTTATGAATTATTACTAATTCATCTGCAGTATTTTTTATAAACCAATAGTCTTTAGGATCTAATCCATTATCAGCTACCAGTTTCTTCATTGATAAATTAATCTTCTTTGGATGTTTCATTTACTTACCTCTTTTAGATATGAATACTAATTGTTTCTTCTTCATATTCATTTACAGAACTTATTGTTACTGATTTTATTTCACAATCTAAGATATCTTTATTTAGATTAAATCTTTCAGTACCTGGTACAACTACTGTAGCTTTTCCTTCTCTTTGTATAAGAAATTTCTCAACATTATTCTTACTATTTTTAAAATATTCTCTGATTGTCATCTTACTTATTTCCTTTCTTTTGGTTCTCTTCTTTTTCACTTGATAAAACAAAATGAAATAATATATAAAATAGGATCCATAACCCGTTATTGAAATGACAAATTAAAAATATTGATGCTATTAGAATCGATACATTTAATATTGCAATTAAAACATTATCCTTCATGTTTAATATCTCCTTGATTGATGCCATATTTTTGTTTTAACATTTCTACTTCTTCTTCAACTTGTTTTAATAGATTTTTTTCTCTATTTAAATCTCTCTCACTAGCATTAGGTCTAGTGATGTAATACTGTAAAGCGTGTTTTACTATTTGTGTATTTTGATATTGTTTACTCATTATTCATCACCTCACCACACAAAATATATGATCATACCAATAACTAGGAAAAAGTGTAGTAAGTTCCATACGCATTTAAAGTTTTCACTTGTTCTATTTAGATTGACTGCCCCAAGCAGCACCATGTAGAAGAATATTAGACAGTCAGTTATGATAAAACGTATTAAATTTATTATCATTTCAATCACCTTTTTTCATTTATTTTCTCCTTCAATTACTGGTATTTTGATTGGATAGAATCTTCCTTCTTGAAAAAACGTATTAGATAGATCCTTGGATTTTATGTATTCAAGAAATATCCATTCATTAGATTCTATTTCTTTAATTCTTACAATTTCTTCATAAGGAGCATCATATACCCACATTCCTTCTTTTAAATCCTTAAACTCAAGAGGTTGAGAAGTAAAATGCTCCTCAATTAATCTTTTGAAAATTTTACTTTCTTCAAAGCCTGCAGGTGTGAATGTATAAGTTTTATCCTTATCTCCATTTTCTAAAGCTGGTGCATCTGTTTCATAACAATGAGATAATAGATAAAGACACGCTTGTTCACATTCTTCTCTATTGAGCATCTTCACCACTCCTATTCGCTTGATTTAACATCAATAATCCCATTTTCAATGATTTCTTTTCCTGGGAAGAATTGAATATCATAAGCGTAAGGATTTTCTTTCTTTGCTTCTGTTTGAATACAAGTATATGTAACATCCTTAGAAAGATGTGCGTAGAATAATTTGTATTTTCCCTTTCCAGTTTTGATTGTTACATTCAAATCTCCATCTTCATCACTATCAAGAGAAATCTTTCCTTCAACAGAAAACAATGGATCATTTGTTCTTGTGTTAAGAGCAACAACCTTTCTTGTGATTTTAAAGTTGTTTGCATCTTCTCTAATATTCCAATTGACTCTAGATGCTTTTGAACATCCAGTTAAAATAAATACACTTGCTAATATGATTAATATTTTCTTCATTATTTATCTTCCTCCATTATTGATTGTGAAAGTGGGTAAAATCTGTCTTTTTTAAGAGATGTAATATAAACGCTTCCATCTACAGCCTCAAAAATGAAAGCTCCATTTGTTCCTATTTTTTTAACTTGAATAATATTTCCAGTTCTTTTATCTATAATCCACATATCACGTTTTAAATCTCTAAATTTAAGAGGCTGAGGGTTAAAATGCTCCTCTATCAATCTTTTTAAAATGTTAATTGCAAGTGGTGGAACATTGTTTTCACTATATTTTTCAACATCCTCAAAAGCCAGTTTACATCTTTCTTTGGTTAACATTTTCACCACCCCAATATTGAGCATTCCATTTTCCTGCTTTAATCAAATAATATTCTTTAATACCTTTTAACCAACCATGCTCATCTGTGCAATCACGTAGTAATTGATCTGTTGCATCAATATCGGCTATCTGTTCAAACCAACCGATATCACATTCATCACAATCACTTATAACCATTTCTAACGCTTTTTCTAGATATTCATCTTCAACAATTGCTTGTTGATTATTTAAAATGGCTTGAATTGAAGTTGGTTCATTATCTTTCCATTTAATAAAATTAAATTTGTTCTCAAAATAAATTAATTGATCACACATATCTGCGTTCCAATAATTAAGGATTTTAATTGGTTTTTCCTTGTACACATACAAACCGCCATCTTCATCCCTAGCAATATATAAATATTGCTTATCAGCAAGATAGGATAATACTTCATGTTCAAGATGTGTTAATTTATATTTCTTTTGCATTTTTTATCGCTCCTTTACAAATTTTCTTCTTTCCATTGATCATAAATACCTAACTTCTTATATTTTTTCTTTAATTTTCTAGGTAGTCTTGTTTTTTTATAGGGTATTTCACGAAAAAGCATTTTCATATTTTTGCGGATTTTTTTCATTGCTTTTCTATAAGGAGCGCGAAGAGTCATAATTATACTGTCCAGTACATCAATATATCCATTTTTTGCTTTAATAAGTTCTTCAAAAAAATGTGTTGTCTCATTATCATTTTCATAAGAGCTTGAAAATGCTATAGAATGTGCCTCTTCAAATAAATTTAAAGCTGCAATGGCTTCATCTCTTGTGCAATTTCTATAGTCAAAATCCACAACCTTTATATGACGTTCATTGCAAAGTTCAACCCATTCTTTATCAGTCATGATTAATATCCATTTTTTAACCTTTCATAATTGATCTTGTTTTTATTAAGATATTCTTGATAGACATCATCAAATGAGAATTGTAAACACTTAGTTAATTGCAATAAAACTGTCAATTTATTATAACTATATGAAATATCACCGATCAAATAATCAAGTCTTTCTTTTTCTAATTCATCAAAGTGATTAATTGAAAATTCATATTTATTTAAAATGCTATCAATTACTTCATCTGTGCTTGAATATCTACGCGCCATTTCACTTGTCATAACAAAATGGTAAACATCTACTAATTCTTCTAATACACGTTTTCTATCAACAGATTTTTGGGTTTTCTTCCACCAACACCAGTCCCCTTTTAATTCATGTGTCAACTCTCCTAATTCATCAATAATTGCTAATTCTAATTTTTCTTCGGTCATAGATTCTTCACCGAATTCATCTAAAATGCTTTTATTCAATGTTCTTTGCATTTGAAACATTTCTTTTAGCTGTTCTTTTATTTCCATGTTTTCCACTCCTTTTTTCTTTCAATTCATTTTGCTTCTTATAGGTAGCTTCTAAAGTTTGAGCAATCAATATTCCTTCTTTTGTAAGTTCAGGATCATCATAAATAAGCTTCTTTCTACACATGATTAATCTTTGTGCCTTTGTAATAAGAGCTAAATTATCAAGTGTTACATTTTCTTTGTTTCCATCTAAAAAAAGTAATGTTTTGTTTTTTGGAACGGGACCGTATTCCTTTTCCCAAAATAAAATGTGCTTTTGTTTCCAATTAACCTTTCCTGGATACTTGATCCCTCTCTTATCAGATATTTTGACATAGATATAACCGTCTGCTTTTTTTCTTTCAGTACCAATCGGCACCCAATTTTTAGGAACATCTCCCTTCTTAAATTCAGTTTCAACCGAAAGATGTTCGCCTTTTTTAATTGGATTAGGTGGACTATATCCTTTTTCAAACCTACCTGTAAGCCCTGAATCTAAATGAAGATTTCTTTTTTGTGCTTTTATTTGCTGACATGAAAAGGAAGTATTGAATTTTTCATTCATCAATCTTGTACACTCTCTATTGCTGATTCCTTGATAAACTGATTTTAAATACTCAACCTGCTCATCATTCAAGAGCTTCTTGTGTTTAATTTTTGAATAATCTATTTTAGAGCTCTTTGAGACTATTTTATGATTGCCCTTATAACTCTTTATAGTTTTAGCGCTTAAATTCGTTCCAAACTTTTTATTGAACATATCAGCTATTTCAGAATTTAAACGACCAGGAGCTATTTCAAGAATATAATCATACATTTCCTGCGTGTAATTTATTCTCATTTTTTGCTTTCAATTCCTATCATCTTTGGAAGTACAGGAGTTTCCCTATTGTAATCAGCTTGAAATTGAGCTGCTTCAATATGGACTCTTGCATTATCAATAATTTGAGCACTTACATCTGCCATAGCTTTACTCCGCTTTATTTCAGTTTGAAGTTCATAATCTGATAGATCTTCATCATTCAATCTTTCTAACTGTTCCATCAAGATATTATGCATATCTGTTAGTTTGTTTCTTGGCATAATTCCACCTCGTTTCTACTTTGTAGCAGCAATGTATACCCTGCTTCTTTCTTTTTCTGCATCATCATTATCCCAACAAACATATCTAAGTGTTGTTGCTGGTTCATCATGGTTGTACATTTTCATAAGCGTAATGACATTGCCACCGTTTTTTATATAAAAATAACCGAAAGTCTTTCTAAGTGAATGCATTCCAAATGTCGAAACGACACCAACATCATCTGCATTTTTCTTCATGATGTTATACCCTTGTTCACGAGTAAGAGGCAAAACATAAGAAACCCCATCTTGTTTTTTCTTTTGACCTCTAAAGAGATAATCATGATCTGCAAGATGATTTCTCTCTATGTAATCAAGAATATCTTTATGAAGTCTTTTATCCATGCGGTAATGTTGCATTTTTCCTGTTTTCAGTTCTTTGATGTGCAAATAACCTTTTTTTACATCAATGACCCTCAATTGAAGCAAATCATTTGCTCTAAATGCAGTATTAAATCCTAATAGCGCAATCATGTAATTACGATCAGCTTGATATCTCTTAACATCCGTAGTTGCAAGATCTCTTTTGAGAAGAAGATTATTCATGAATGAGTTGAGCAATCTTCTATCTTTGATTGGTAATGTTTCTTTTTGTCCTTTGAACGACTTAACTCTTCTCTTTGCCACTTTTAATCACCTCAACCGCTTCTTTTAACTCTTCATAAAGAGTGTGAAGTAATGCTATTTCTACAATTGCAAAACAAGCTAACATTGACAAAATATGATATTTCTTTCCTGTAAGCAAAAGAAGACACATTGAAATACATACTGCAATTGATGCAATTTTAATAACCAATTTTCTCACACTTATCCCTACTTTCGGTAATAAATTTAAATTACAAATTTTTAACTTTCATTTCTTTAATTTTCAAATGGCACTTGTCCAACAGTTCATCAACACCCATATTTTCTTTTTTTGAAACGTAGACAAGCAATGATATTGCTGAAAGAACAATAAACTCATTGTTTACATCCTTTGTTCCAGCAAGTTTAACTTTCTCATTCAAGTTTTCTCTTGATACTTGGACAAGCATACACTTCCCTCCTAGTCGTATTGAGAAAGCATATCCAATGCATCATTGTCGATTGGTATCTTCTCTATTTTTTTGGTTTCTTTGCTTTCTTTAGCAAAGTCTTGATAAATATTCTTTTCAAATGAACTCTTGAAATAATTCATTCGATTGTTTAAATCCTTTCCTTTCATCTTTTCCAGGATATACTCACACTTGCATTTGATATCAATGGCACTAAAAGACGAAAGATAAGATTTAATCATATCATCAATCAACTGAACCTCGTTTTCATAAATCAATTCTTTTTTTAAAAGAAGTTCAGTAATGTAATTTAAAGAGCGTTGCGCTTGCGCAACTGTTTTATCTTTCTCTTTTATCTTTTTATCTTTTATCATATACTCTGTATCAGTATCATATACAGATACTGATACAGAGGGGTTAGGGTTAGGTTTTGTTAGGTTATTGCTAGGTTTCTCTAGGTTATGGCTAGGTTTATTTAGGTTTTGGTTAGGTTTTTCTAGTTTTTCACCAACTTCCTCTTTATCCTCTTTATTTTTCTTTGGACGACCGCCCTTTTTACCATTTTGGACGCTAGCAACGTAACGCTTATTTGCGTTATCTATTGTTGGAATCATTGCAGTAAGAAGTGCTTTGGTTATCGGTGAGAGATCATCTTTGATTTCTCCTGATAAACCATATTCAGCGAGTGCCTGATACACTTCTAGTTGCATTGACTCGTCTAAAGCATTAATCGAATCATAAAAACTTTTATAAAAAATAAATCCGTCTTTTTTGCTTATATTTTCCATAACTTATAACTCCTTTTAAAAGGAGTTAATCAATTAACCCCTTTGATATACCTGAAACAACTTCATTTTTTTCTTGTAGTTTGCTTCCAACAACAATTGGCGGAAGTTCTTTGGCAACCTCGCCTGAAAGATTGATTTGTCCTGGAACAATTCCGCTTGCCTCTGATAAACGAGATCCTAAAAACTCTCCAGTATCATTATCAAATTCCTTTAAATTAACTAAAGTAATTGGCTCATTATCTTTAGGTGATACTTTTGAAGTAACATTATATTTAACTGCTAATTCGTTTCTTTTCTTGTTTGGTGTGATTTTGATGCTTATCTTGATTTCTCTTGCTTTTAAATCAGTGCTTTCATCATTGATATTATAAATAACTCTTTCTAGCTCATTATCAATTTGGCGGATGATGTTTCCACCCTCAATATCTAGAATAGATCTACTTCTCATAGTTAGTATCTCCTATAAAGCTAAAATAACTGCACCGTCTTTAACTTCTTTATCAAGAGCAACATTTAAGAAACTTTTAATTTGATTTTGTACTTTTCTTTCAAAAGCACCTTTATCACACACCATAAGCGCAACTTTACCCTCATGATTTACACGTAAATTGAATTTTCTTTCAATTTGATTGACTTCATCATATGTAGCAATTGGTTTTAAAGCTACAATTGGATTGATTACAACTGTTTCATCCGTATTAATGCCTTCAGTAACTTTTAATGTAGCACCAATACCGTTGTCAACGGATTCAACAGTGCTTACTTTATATAATTTTGAAATACTCTTAATAAACGCTTCGGCATTTTCATTTTGTTCAAAGCATGTATTGACATTAATGATCATTTGTTCTGCAGGAATAAATCTGTCTAGAATAACATCAGGTACAATTGGTCTAGCAGTAAAAATCAACTGTCTTTCATAAGTATGATCAATAGAGCTAAGAACTTTAATATTATTTCCAACCGCAGTAACGATAAGTGGTAAATGACATCGAATTATCATACCATCATTTTCTAAAAAGCTTCTAATCATTTGTGTAAGAGCAGTAAGACTTCTTACTTCAACAGTTTCAACTTCAGGAGTTGTATAACGTGTCAATCTGTCTCCTTGATGGATATAGCCTTGTTCAAATAAGACTTTTTCTTCTACCTGACATCTTTCTTTTTCATTTGCTAATTCTTGAATCTTTTCAATTGCTTTTGCTAACATTTCTTTTCCTCTTTTCTTT